CGGCGGCGAGAGAGGCGGCTTTGGCCCAATTGTCTTTAGGGGTGGAGAGGGTTGCGGCGACGGCGGCGTTGGCGGCGGCGGCGGGGCGGGAGGCGGCGTTGGCGGCGGCGAGAGAGGCGGCTTTGGTGGCGGCGGCTGCCTGTAATATATTAAATTTTTCGGTGTCGGTATCTTGGTTACGATTAGAGTTGTCCAAACTACATTGTTTATTCTGGCGTGCGTCGTCGACGGCGGCGGCGGCGTCGGGCACGGGGGCGTCCATGAAGTTCTGCTCCGAGTTATCGGGTGGGTCGAGCTTTTCTTTGGTCGCCCCCGCCCCCGCCGCCGCCGCCCCCGCCTCCGCTTCCGCCGCCTTCTTCGCAGCCAACAACAAGGAGTGCGAGGGCGACAACGCCGCCTTCTTCGCAGCCATCATTCCCAACTCCATCGCCATCACCCCCCTGTCATTCGCTTGCGCATGGCCCGCCGCCACTGCTGCCGCCTCCGACGCCGCCTCGCTATATCCCGCATTTCTAGCCGCCGTCTTCACCTCCGCCGCCTTCTTCTCCGCCGATGCGATCTGGTAAGGCGCCAGCTCATGTCCCTGCTCGTGCTTGCCGAACCTGGCGACCTCCTCCGCTGCCACCTCCGCCTCGGCCTTGGCCGCCTCGGCCTTGGCCGCCTCCACCTGCTCCATTTCTTCCTTAGAGGTGTCGTGATAAATGATTCCTATTATATTTTCTAACATAACCGGAAGGCTAGGGTCAGTGGCCATTGAGTCATCCTTTTTGCTTCCTACGTAATATAATTTACCCCCAATCATTTTTATATGATATAAAAAGTCAATTCCTGTATATTCTTTTTTTTTATCCAGGTACACTAACCCGTCCTTCATTAACGTTCCTGTTAATTTTTCTTCGTCTCTATACATAATACAGTCCTTTAACACGAAGCCCTTATAGTTAGATGGACGAGCACCGTAATCATATTGACTCTTTAATTCCTCGTCTAGATTACCTAATGATTTTATAATATCATCTGTGTTTTCGACCGGCTTATTATCTAATAATTTATAATAAATGCTTAAATATTCTTTTATTGTGCTGTAATAACTATCATTTGTAGATTGTAAAATTTTATATAAAAGAAGCGTTTTTGTATTATTAATTTTTTTTTTTAAGTCACCAGAAATATGTAAATTATTTGCAATATTGCGTTTATATTCTTGTTCAATATTGTTATGTAAGTTTTTTATTGTGACTTTATAGTCCTCTCTATTTGGTAATTTATCCAGATCACCTATATTGTCTATTGTTATAGTCTTGGGTTCTTCATTTTTATCCTTATCAGTGTTTTCTTTGGGTTCTTTTTTTCTTCCAAACATTTATAATATATATTTATATTATACTAATAAAATATTTTAAATCTAAATAATGAATTTATTAAATGAAGATAAATAATATATTCCTTGTAAAAGACAATCTGCTAAATCGTCTTTTTTATTATTTTTATTAAAATAATTTAAATGATTATCCATATTTTTTTTTAAAAGTAATTCTTGCGTGTATTGAATACTTAATTTTTTCCTTTCTGCGTATGTTGTATTTTTGTTATTATTAAAAAGTTTTAATTTATTAGCAGCAGACATAAATTCAATATTATAATTACCATGGTCAATAAAATATTGAGCCGTCATACCTTGTATTGTTTTCATTCTATTTGCAATAGGACTAATTTGATTCTCTAATAATATAATATCTATATTATCTAATTCTATACTAGAAAATAGTTGATTAAATTCTTTTTTTAAATTTATACCTAAATCGATTAAATTAATATCATTTGCATTTAAAATTTCTATAACATTAAAACAAGTATTATGTAAATGGTCTTCAATTAATTGTATTAATTCAATTTTAGTTATAGATTTATCAAATTGTATATTATTTTCATTGGCAATGTTCATAATGTTTTTAAAATTTTGTTTTGTTAAAGTTTTAGTATTTATTTGTGGAATTTTATATTCTGTATTTCTGGTATGAATCTTACAAAAAAAGTTATTATCTTTATAAAATTTGGCAGGTTTTTTACAAGATGAACATGATGGTATTTTATTACAAAGATTAATAACATCCCAATTAAGTATATTGAATTCATTTATATTTTCATTATGTTCAAGTAAAATATATGCCATGTTTTTAATCCCAATATCAATACTAAGAACTTTCATTAATATTAATAAATAATAATATTTATTAATATTAAAATAATGTATAAATATATTCAATTATTTTTGCTGCTGTTTTATAACTTAAATATTAGATAATTTACAAAGTTTTAATGCAAATAGAGTATACAATTCTGTATAAATAATACATAAAGAACATAGTTAGCGAATTAAGAATTAAAAATAAACCTGTTTGTCTTGATTTTTTGTCTAAAAGATGAAAAACTCCATTAATAACTGCTAAAACTGCAAAAAATAGTGTTACTAGTCCAAGAAAATAATATACTGTGCAATGTTCTTTGCCTAAAGGCGCCATTAAACTCTCGAGAAAAGCCATTGGCATAGTTTTATAATATAGTTTAAGATTTTATTCTTGTTAATTTATAAATTAAAAAGAATAAATATTTATTTTTCTTGATTTGGAATTCTAAATCTAGGAGCGTGCATTTGAGCTTCTAAAAATTGTTTAGATAAATATATATTTTTTAAATCACTTGTTTCATAACCATATGGTTGATCGTTTGATAATATAGAATTAAAAATATATGGTTTTGTATTAGGTAAATCTTGGACTGGTCCCGAAAAATATGGACAAGTAGTACATTCACCGCATGCGCTTAATTGATTATTTTTAATAATTGAATCGGCATTTGTTTGTAAATATTTTCTATAATCTGTATTGGTTTTTATATCTGCTTTTTCTTTTAATTTATTATCTAAACTTGCACCCGCCTCATAATTAGAATAATTTCTTCCATCGTCCATTAAAGGAGGAAAATTAAAATGAATATTATTTGAACCTTTATAACAAGTACCCCAACTCATTTAATATATATTTTTATAATATTTTTAATTTTTTATTTATTATAAAATTATTGTAATAATTTTAGTAAATCATTTTTTTTTTGTAATTGTGCTTTTTCGTTACTTATTAGATTTTTTGTTACTACTAAACTTCTAAGTTCATCTACTTTCATTCTGCTATAATTTTTTTTTTCATTATTATTTACTTTTTCACTAGATTCTGTATTATTAGATTCTAGTTTAATAATTTTAGAATCTAAATTTAAATCTAAAACATTTAAATCAATTGGTAAATTGGTTAAAAATACATCCTCTGGATTTTCTAGGCTAATTATATCTGTAGATTCCAAATATCTATTTTTTGATTTAGATTTTTCTTCTTCGTCTTCGCTATTGTTTTGATCTTCATCTTCATCTTCATCTTCATCTTCATGTTCATCTTCATCTTCATCTTCATCTTCATCTTCATTTTGATATTCGTCTTTGTTATTGTCTTTTTTTTCATCGCTTTCGTTGTCGTGATCATCTTCATAATCATCATCTTCATAATCATCATCTTCATCTTCATCAGAAACACTAATTTTATTTTCACGAGATAATACTACATTTTTACTGGATTGATTTTCTAAACCCTCGACTTGTAGGTGTTGATTTATTAATGATTGATTGTTATAATTCATTATAAAATTTTGTAAAATTTTACCATGTTCTATTAAACTATTTTCTAACATATTTAATCTTCTATAACAATATAACATTACAGCCCCCGATACTAATAATAATAATCCTAAAGTAATTATAAATCCGGTATCTATAAAATTTAATAAAGAAATCATTAAATTTTAAATTTATTTTTTTTAAGAATCTTTAACGAATATATTTAAAATATCAATTGATATATAATGAAATTTTTATTTCTCTCGGCTTTAAGTGCATTATTTTTTGTATGTCTTGAATTATTATATAAATTCACAGATTGTTCTTCTATTAATCCTGAAATATTTGTCACTCTTTGGTTTATTATAAGTGGAATTGTAGCATTATTTTATTTTATATTTAAAAAATATCATGTTCAAAAAATATCCAATCAAGTAATATTTTATATTGTAATAATGGCTTTATTATCACTTATTGGAAATATAAGTTATTGGAATGCTTGTAAATATATAAAAAATCCAGGGATTGCTAGAACTATTTATTCTGGTGTTCTTATTATCTTATTATCAATAATTAGCGCTGTTACATTTAAAAAATATTTATCATATATACAAAGTGTATCAATTTTATTAATTTTATTAGGTATTACATTATTAATAATGAATAGTAATTAATTTTTTGATAATGTAGTAATTATATCTTCTGGATAATCTAAATCTCTCAAAACTTTTAATCCACCTTTAATTTTACTTATTCCTTTTTTAATTTTATAAGTAAATTTAAAATCATCATTATCTTTATTTTTCTTAATTTCCATATGATAATTTTTTGAAATATTTTTATCTAATTTAGAACATAATTTATAATAATGCGTTGTTAAAATATAATTTACATTATTTTTCTTATTAAGATGATTCAATAATGCGGATGCACTAGTTACTGCTTCTTCTGGGTTTGTTCCGCTATATAATTCATCAAATACACAGAAATGATTTTTATCATCATTATCTCGTATGATATTTAAAATTTCTTTACATCGTCTGGCCTCTGCTTGAAATAGACTATCTCTTCCTGATGTATCCGGAATATTAATATAACAATGTAAATAATCATAAATTTTTGATTCTGCTTTATCAAAAAATCCACAACCTATTTGTTGTGAAAGTAAAATATTGAATAGTGTTGATTTTAATATTGTTGTTTTTCCGGCAGCGTTTGGACCTGTTAAAATTAAATTATTATCAAATTTATAAGTATTTTTTACTATATTATTACTAGTATCTTTCAATAATTCGCTAAAATATGAATTTTTAAAATTAGTTTTTTTATCATTTTCTATAAAAGTAGTATAGTTCATTGAGTTATTTTTTATATGTTTTTGAATAGTTACTAGATTTTGAATATAACTATTACAACCAAATGAAAAATATAAAGATTTTATAATATTTTTATCATTATTTACTTTATAAAAGCATTTCATTAGATGTCCCAATTGGAATAATTTACTGAAACTTATATTATATTCTTTAATTTTATTCAAATTTATTAAAAAATTATTTAGTACATTAATATTTTCATTTAAATATTTATTAAAATTATCGTATGTTAAGAGAGATTCGGTATATTTTAGTAAATTTTTGAATTTATTAATAGAATTTGTTATATAATCTCTCAATTCAAATAATTTATTATGAATATATTTTATATTTTTGTAAAATTTACCACAACTAATTACATTTTGATATGTTTGAAATATATAGAAAACTATACTTATTAATAAATAAATTTTTGTTGATAGTGGTGCGTCATAAAAATCATTAAAAAATTGTCCAATTATATGATTACTAAATACTTGTTTTAAATGTGTTAAATATGATTCTAATGTAATCTCGTGTCCTTGAAGTTTTATTATAAAAAAAGGCATTAATAATAATAATATTGGTGCTAATAAACTTATAACTGGATTAGCTAAATTAAAAATAGATACAATTTGCATACATATTTCATCATTATTGAATTTATTTAAAAAGGGAAGGTCTATATATTGATATTTTTGTGTAAATCCGTTATCCTTTATTATTTCTTCAGAACAATTAAAAATATTTTCATTTAAATTTGCTTCATCTTCAAAATATACATTGTTTTTAAAATTTTTTAATAAATTTTGTGTTTCTAGTAAATAATTTTTATCATTACTATAATATTTACCCCATTTTAAAGCAACACATTTATCTACTGTATTTTTTGGTTCTAATACACTATAATATAAATTCTCATTATATAAGTCTACTGATGCATCTGATATATCTGATATATCTTTCGTATTTTCTATATCTTTTTCATTTTTAAATTTAATTAATTCTAAATCATTTTCTATATTTTTATTTATTGCTATTTTTTTGTCTATCATTTCTATCGGTAATTGAAAATAGTTATCAACTTTTATTTCTGATAATTCAAATGAATTCTTCTCTTGAGATATTAATAATTCTAAAATTAAATCCATTATTTATAAAATATATATTATTTTTATATTGCAAACGAAATATATATATAAATAATTTAAAACTTCATTATTGATATATATAATATGCCTACTTATGATATAAATTTTATAAATCAATTATCTAATTCTATGATTTCTGATAAATTAAATACCGATGTAGATAATTATTTAAATAATATATTACTTGATATTAAGAAACCTGTATATAATATTGCTCCCAATTTTAATTCGGGTTGTTATAATAAAAATTATAAAAATAAAAATATGAAAAATTCTAAAAAACATCATCATAAAGATGTATCTAATAAAGACTTTAATGAAAATTTTAATGATAAATTAAATATTGATAAAGATATCGTTAATAATTATAGAATTAATAGAATAAAAGAAATTAACAATAAATCTGATTATGATATGATTATTACAAATATTAGAAAAATTTTAAATAAAATAACAGAACAAACTTATAATAAATTAAAAAATGAATTCTTATGTTATTATAAGTCTGTTTGTGATGAAAAAAAAAATGTTGATATAATTAATTTTGATAAAATTAATATATATATTTTTGAATCGTTAGTTTATAATAATATAATTTTTAATAATTTGTATGTAGATTTATTATATAATTTGATTAATATGAATTACGACTTTTCTGATATATTAAATAATTATTTAGAGATTTTTTATAATCTTCATAAATATATTCAAATTACAACATCTTCAAATAATTATCATGAAATTACTATAATTAATAAACATAATGATAAATACAAATGTTTATGTAGATTTTATATTTATTGTCTTAAAATTAATTTAATACCTATTAATATTATTAATGATGCCACTAGTAATATACAAGAAGAATTATTAGATAATATTAAATTAGAAAATAAAAAAGACTACACTGAATTGTTAACTCAATTTATATTTTTAATAACTTCCAATTTAAAAATTACAGATGAAAAATTACTTTCTAATTTTAAATATATATCTGAATTAAAAAATAATTCATTACCAAGTATTAGTAATAAAATAATTTTTAAACACAAAGATATTATAGAAAAATATATATAAATTAAACTGTTTCATTTATTATTATATCTTGTTTGCTTAATACAAAAGTCTTAAAATGTTCTATATTTAATTCTTTTTCTTTATTTTTTAAATTTATTACTCTTTTTACTAGATAATAGTTTTCATATTTGGAGTTGTTATTTCTATATTCTAATAATTCGTCTAATATATCTGACGTTTTTACTATCCATAATATATTTTTACAATTATAACTTTTTATTTTATATAATAAATAATATAATGCTATCATTATTATATTTATTAAAATTAATTTAAATTAATTTAATTTAAAGTATAAATATTTATTTAATTTAAAGTATAAATATTTATTTAATTTAAAGTATAAAATTTTCTTATATTTATAACTTATATATGGTTCTATCAAAAATAGATCAAAATATTAATTATTTAGAATCTAATAATCTTGATAAAAATGATGAAGGCGAAACTTATGCATATAGAGCAAAAATATATAATAAACCAGTTAAATTTGTATTAGGAAAACCTAATTTTCAACATATTGATTACAATATTGTGTATTTTTATATATATTTAGTTAAGAATACTAATTTAGTAGCAAAAATAGGTATATTTGAAACTAAAAATACATCTTACAGAGATTTATTAGATACTAATGGTAATATTGTTATAGAAAAATTAGATTATCCATTATTTTTCTCATATGCTAAAACTTATATTACTACAAAATATAAATTTGAAGAAGATACTATTGATTTTCATGAAGAAGCTACTAGTGAAAGTGAAAATGAGGGCGATAGCGAAGGTGAAAGTGTAACTGAAAACGAAGAAGATGATACTGATCTCTCTAGTGAAGAACACGAAGAAGATGTAAAAGAATTTATTGAAAAATCAATTATTTTAAAAGAACAAACAAAAGAAGAAAGTGATTATGAAATTTATAATTTTACACCCAATGAATCAGATAAATGGATTAATAAATTTCTCAAAAGTCATAAATATTCCATAGTTAATAATGAAGGTGGCGGAGAATGTTTTTTTGCAATATTAAGAGACGGATTAAAAACTTTAAATTTAGAAAAATATAATACTATTAGTGTTAAAAATATTAGAAAAAAATTAGCAGATGATTTAGACGAAGAACAATTTAAAACATATATGGAATTTTATAATTATTATAAAGGTGGATTAAAAAAAACTCAAGAAAAAATGGTAGGATTAAAGAAAGTGCATAAAAATCTTAAACTTATGATAGGAGGAACTAGTAATACATCTGATAAATCTAAAATGTTAGAAGAAGCAAAATCTAATTTACAAACAGTTTTAGACTCTAATGAAGAAATTAAAGAGTTTCAAGAACTAACTGAAGAATTAGATTTTATGAAAGATGTTAAAACTATTGATGATTTAAGAAATATTATTATGACTAAAAAATATTGGGCTGATATTTGGGCTGTTTCTGCATTAGAAAGATTATATAATGTTAAATTTATTATTTTAGCAGAGGACAATTTTGATGAAAAACAAGAACTAAATCCCGAAGTTCTAGTCTGCGGAGAAGCTGATAAAAAATTACAAAAAAAAGAAATTTTTGAACCCGATTACTATATTATTACTAATTATGAAATCGGTAGTCATTACCAATTAATTACGTATGATAAAAATATTGGTAAGGGTGCATTTAAATTTTCTGAAATTCCTTATAGACTAAAAGAAGACGTTGTAGATATATGTATGAAATCTACGTCTGGATTATTTTCATTTATACCTGATTTTAGAGATTTCGCAAAAACACATAATGTTAAACTTGAAAAAACACATGAACCTAAATTTGAATCACTTGTTGATAAACCTAAATCTCAAATATATGATGATACTATGATTATTCAAATTTATTCCAAATCAGTACATAAAAAAATAGGCGAAGGTGCAGGTGAAACTATTACAAAAGAACAAAAAACTTTACCTAGTGTTCTTAAATTATTTAAAATTAAAGATTGGAGAAGAAAATTAGATAATAGTTATTTATTAACTAAAGAAAATGAAAAATTAGAAATTAAAGGTAATCAATGGCCTAGTGTACTTCATTATTTATTTGCAGTTAGATTTTCAAATTTACCAGATATATATAATAAATTTACTATATCTAACGAAGAAACATTAACATATGAAGCGGCTAAGAGTTTTTATGATAAAATGTTATCAACTTACAAATCTAAAATTTTAAAAGAAGCTGATTATAAAAATGACTATTCTAAATTTTTAATCGAAGCATTAAACGCTAAATTTAATATTAAAAAAGATGGTTCAATAATATTTAATCAAGAACTTAATGATATATTATTATTAACCGGTAACTCTAAAATTAATATATATAAACCAGGAAGGGGAGGCGGTCCTTATCTTGCTAACGAATTAATGAAAATTAGACAAGTTTTAGCAAAATAAATTATTTAATATTTTTACTATTATTATGTAAAATATTAAATTTAAATATATTATTTAATTATAATTACTTATATTAAAAGAATGGCAAACCATTCAATGCAATTACAAACTTCTGCGGTAGTTTCAGCCACTATATACCAGGCAAGTAATACCTCTTCACCGCAAAAGAAAGAAGAGATAAAAGCAAAACTTAAACATTTAATAAGAAAACAAATGTTAAATACTTTAGATAAAATTAAAACAAATGCAGATAAATCTCATACTAAGTATCCAAAATTAAAATATTATGATGACTATGAAAATAACGTTAAACAGTTTTTTATAGAATATAGAATTTTTGATAAACTTGCAGATATATTTTTTTCCATGCAAGGTAATATGCATCAGCTTTTTCCATCTCAAAAACTTATGTTGCCCATTAAATTAGACCTCAACGATCAGAATAAAAAAAATGAATTTGGTTCAAATTTTACATGTTTATACGATTATCTTTCGGGTAATAATTATTTATATTTTACTTCTGATCAATTAAAAAATGGAATCAACACGACATTTATACGAAGGGCGCTACCAAATCAAACCAACCAACCAATGACGGGGGGGAATGAGGGTGAGGGTAGGGGAACAATTACACTTCCGAACCAAAACCTTCGGTTCGCCGCACTCTCGGCGGCTGAGGCAGAAGCGAGTGGGCGCGGCCCGAGGCGGCAGACTCCTGGTCCGGGTCAGGGTCAGGGTCCGGGTCCGGGTCAGGCTCAGGCTCAGGGTCAGGGTCCGGGTCCGGGTCCGGGTCCGGGTCAGGCTCAGGCTCAGGCTCAGGCTCAGGGTCAGGGTCAGGGTCAGGGTCAGGGTCAGGGTCCGGGTCCGGGTCCGGGTCCGGGTCAGG